AGTCAGGACGGCCTGGCCGGCGCCGACCTTGGTCCCATCGTTCGCGAGCTTGTGCCGCGGATACTTCGCGGCAAAACGGTTACGGGTGTCGTAACGCAGGAAACCAAGAGTAAGCACCGTGTTTACGTCGAGGAACGCCGTCGAGGGTGCGCCGGTGGCGGTCTCCTGGTACATGGTAATTGCGCGCTCGATAAGAACGCTCGAGCCGCCGCCGATCTTCTGGGTCGCGATACCGTCGCGGAGAAGGAGGTCGCGCTCCTGGAGCGTGTACCGGTCCGCCTCGTCCGCGGCGACGAGGCCGGAGAGCTCGAGAGTCTGAAACGGGCGCGCCGGGTCGGTCTTGCCCTCTCGAGCAATCACGCCGCCATAAGCGGCCGAGGCCTCCCAAGGAAGGGAGAGGAAGAGGGCCTCGAGGCCGAGCGTCGACATATATTCGGAATTCTGCCCATCACCGAGCGTGATTTGGTTCGAGTGTGAATCGCGAGAGGCCAGACACGCGACCGACTCGATCGCCCGGACCGGGCCGGCGCGATCGGCGAGCTCGGTATCGAGGGCGGTATAAACCGCGCTCGAGGGGGCGAGGCCGATCGCCATTACGTTGAAATGCTCGTCTCCAAGCGCCGCCCAAAGGGTCGCGTCGACCGTCGCCTCGCCGGAGCCGGCGACGACGCCGCCGACCGCGACGAGAACGAACGTGAGGCCGGCCGGATCCGCCTCGCCGGCGAACCGGTTCATTCGGACGTCGATCGAGTTACCGACCGTTCCGGACTGTTGGGCGGTCAGCGTGACGACGCCGACGGCCGCGGCTGCGGTTACGGGTAGGTGTGTCCGGGCGGTGATCGCGGCGGCAATCGCGGCGGCGACGACCGTCACCGAATCGCCGGAGGCGACCTGGACCTGAATCAACTCGCCGGCGACGTATAAAGAGACGGTCCCCGCGGCCGTCGCGGCGCCCGTGATCGTGATCGTTCCCGTCGCCTTCGTTCCGGTCTCGTCGAGAGCGATAAAGGTCGCGGAGGTGTTCTTATTGTTCGCGAAGAGGCTCGCCGCCATTTGATGCAGCATAGAACCGGCGCCGAAGAACCCGATCGCCTGGTCGGTGCTGGTGACGAGCTTCGGGACCTTCTGGGCGACGGATCCGCCGGACTTGCGAAGGCCGACTACAAGAACCTTGTAAGGTTGAAGGCCTGGTCCCTGTTGCGCCTGGGCGCCGTCGAACTCGAGGTAAATAAACGGGACTCGGGAGTCCGCGGGTACGCTGTTGAAGGTCGGTGCCATCTAGCTTTTCTCCGGCTTGGTTGCTTTGGATCCCTTCGGCGCGGTTGCGCGAGGGGTGAATTCTTTGGTCTCGACGACGTCGCCGGCGGCCAGGCGTCGCGCCCAATAGTTTGTAAAGGTAACGCGCTCGCCCTTGGGGGAGAGGCGGCGGCCTGTCGGGTGAACGACGATAAGGCCCTTCCGGGCTGGTTGAAGATTGCGCGTTTCCATAAGTCAGACTCTAGGGGTTTTAGGTGTCGAGGTCGATAACGTCTTCGGCTTCCGGTGTTCCATTCGGCGGAGGGAAGTCCCAAGAGACCGCGATCTCGTTCGCCCAATCGAGGTATTCGAGATCCTCGTCCGGGATCGCGGACCGGAAATAGCTAACGGAATAAGTCAGGCGCGCGCCGGCGGTAATCGTCCGGCCGTCCCCGTCGACGTCGATATCTATCTCGTCGAGGCCGGAGTTTTCGGCGTCGATCGTTAGGAGCTCGATCGAGGGGAAAGGGGTCGCGCCGTAGATAAGGGCGTCCCATATTCGGACGACTTGTTCGGCGAGGTCGTCGAGGAGGTCCTCGGAGAGTTTCCCGTCTTCGTCGCGAACGAAGAGCTCGGCGGCGAGCTCGAGGCGGTGACGCCGGCGAGGGATATTACCGACCGTGTCGAACCTTTCGATACGCTCGCGGCGAGCATATACGGAAACGGCCGGCGTCTCCTCGTTCCAGACTTCGGTCGCGCGCTCGGCCTTCACTCGAGCGCCGGCGGCGGTCCTGTTCAATAGGGCGGCGGCGGCGGCCGCGCGGATTGCCTTCCTCTCGAGTCCCATTTTAGCCTTCCTGGAGTATTAGGATCTCGACGCCTTCGCCGTCGCCGATATGCTCCGAGACGCGGCGGCGGATCCCGCGGACCGTGACCTCGTCCGAGCTCGCAAGCGCCGCGGCGCCGGTAATCGCTAGAAGGGCGTCGAGCTTAACGTGGAGCTCCGGCGCCTCGGTCCTGATCTCCACGCCTAGGTTGACGTCGACCGCGACGCCGGCCTCGCGATATATCCCCTCGATCGAGAACGAACCCGATCCCCCAGGGTGATAGAGGATCGGGTCCGAGTCGCGCTCGCCGAATATCCGGACCGCGGTCGTCTGAAGGTTCGAGACGGCATCGTGCCAGGACATTAGGAGAGCTCGAGAGTAAGGCTAGGCTTACGCCTCGGCTTGGTACAGAGTAACGTCGCAAGTCGCGACGCCGCTCGCGGAACTGTTCGCCGCCTTGCCGGCCCATTTGTGGGTCGAGGCGACGAGGGTCATACGCGAGTTGCCGGAATCGTAATAGAGATCCAGGCCGGGCGTTATGACATCGGTCGAGAGACACGGGACCGGGCCAAAGGTTCCGGTCACGCCCATTACGGCCTCATCGCCTGAGACGTAGTTATCGGCGAGGACGCCGACGGTATCGCCTAAAACGTGAATGGCGCCGGAGACGAGAGTCCCCGCTGCGGTGAAGTGCATTTGATCGCCGGAGCGCTTGAATTTTGTCGTCATGGTTGAAGTTTCGAGGCTTGAGGCGCGTCGGCCTCGGGTTGTGTTTGGAAGAGAGAGAGAGGAGAGAGGAGATTATCCGCTCCCCTCCTCGGGTTCGTCGAGCTCCGGCTTAGACGCCGCTCGAGCGATAAAGGCCGCGGTGATCCAGGACGACGGCGCCGAAGTCGAGGCGCGCCTTGAAGCGCATTCCGTCGATCTGGAATCCTTCCTGCTGCTCGAATACTGGACCGTCGACGCCGTCGAGGTAAGCGTATTCGATAACCTCGACCTGAGCCGGCGAGCTCGAAAGATACCATTGGGCCGCCGAGTCTTCGTCGAGGCGTGGCTCGATGATCTTCTGCAGTTGACCGGCGAAGGGGTTCACGTTGCCGGCGACGCTTGGGACGACGGTCGACGCGATGAACTGGTCGACGGTCGCCTCGAGGGCGGCCGGCGCCATGATGAAACGAGGCGTGGCGTTGATGAACTGGGCCTCTCCTTCTTCATTGTCTACGCCTTTTTGCTTCCGCATGGCGGCCTGGCCGCTGTTGAGGTTGGCGACCGAGATCGCGCCGGTTCCGGTGTTCGAGTGACCGGCGGAGAACAAGGCGGCGCCGTCGCCCATCACCACGTTGCCGGTAATCAGTCCCCAAACGACCGCATTCTCGCGATCGGCCGCGGCGCGACCGAAGGCCGAGGCCAGGCGGGTAAAGGCTCCGAGGTCGTCGTTGACGATCGTCTTACGCGAGAGCGCGACGGTCCGAGCGTAGGTCTCGACCGCGTAGCTTTCGGCGGCCTCGCCGAGAGATCCGTTTTCGATCTCGCCGGAATCGGGGACCTTGAGAAGCGCCGGAGCGTCGCCGAGTTGGTGGCGGGTCATCGCCTTAAAGTCGGTCGCGTCGGAGCGCGTCGCGAGGGGCATCCAGGAGCGAGGAACGGCCTCGTATGCTTGGCGAAGGCCCTTGCCGGCGGTATTTGCGAGGAGGTTCGGGAAGTCGCCGGCGGTGTGCATCAAAGCACGTTGGACGAGATCCATCTTCCCCATTCCGCGGAGCTTCTCGCCGCGGATCTCGAGGCACTCGCGCGCCATATCCAATAGAGACATACCGCGGAGGTTCCGAGCTTCCTCGTCGAGGGTGATCGGGACGAGGACGCCGCTCGCGTTCTCCTCGCGGACTTGGCCGCGGAAGTGCAGGACGTTCTGCATCGCGCGGATTCGCTTCGTCGCGGACTCTTCGCCGACGGTGATCCCCGAAGACTGGGTGCGGGTCTCGGGACCGGAATCGTCGGCCGCGGCGAGGCGGTCAATCACTAAGGCGCGGTAGGAGTCGAGGCTCGTCCCGTCCGCGATATGCTTCTCGACGAAATCGCCGGCGAGATCATGCTCGCGACCGATTCGGGAAATCTCGAGGGAGCGGGTCCTCTCCGATGCGAGCTCGGTCGAGCTCGAGTCGGCGGCCGTCGGCGCTTTGGGCGCGGTCAGGTTGTCGACGATAAAGGAGCGGACCTGGTCGACGGGAGTCCCGTCGGAGATCCAGGCCTCGACCTGGTCGGAGGTTACGCGGTCGCCGGCTTTCTTAGCGGCGCCTCGGATATCCAGGCACCGAGTACGCTCGGCCTGGATTGCGGTTTTCTGATCGCCTTCGGCGGGTGTCGGTGTCTTCATAGGTTGAGGCTCCTCGATGGAGCATTCGTTTCGGGTTTCGGTGTTCTTAGAACGGAGGCCGACGGAGAAGTCGGCCGGGATCGGTGTAAGTGTGATTTCGTAGGGTTCCCAATCGACCGCGAGGAGGACGCGAGTCTCGTCCTCCGCGGTTGTGATATCGCGGTAACGGT